AATGCAACGACTAAAAGAAGAACAAAGACGAAAGCGAGAAAATAGATGACAGTTAGTAGCTCCACAAACAAAGTAAGCTATTCGGCAAATGGCTCACTTACTACGTTTGCATATACGTTTAAGATTTTTGATCAGTCAGATGTTGTTGTCATTCTCAGGGCAGCTGATGGAACGGAAACTGTACAAACTATAACCACACATTACACAGTGACCGGAGTAGGGTCTGCAAGTGGCGGTAACGTAGTGTTTGGATCGGCTCCGGCATCTGGTGTTACTGTTGTGATCTTGCGCTCTCAGCCTCTTACACAGGGTCTTGACCTGGTTGCTAACGATCCATTTGATGCAGAAAGCCTGGAAGAAGCTTTAGACAAGCTCGTGTTCATGTCACAGAAACATGAAGAAGAATTAAGTCGCGCTATTAAGGGCTCACGAACAAACGTCATATCTAACTCAGAGTTTACCGTATCTGCTACAGATCGAGCAAACAAAGTGTTTAGTTTTGATGCCAGCGGCAATTTAAGTATTGCTCAAGAGCTTGGCACATTTAAAGGTAATTGGGCAACGTCAACTACATATGTTGCTCGTGACATTGTAAAGGATACAGGCACTAACAATATTTTCATTGTTAACGCAGATCACACTAGCTCTGGTTCTCAGCCTCTTACAACAAATGCAAATAGTGCGAAGTATGATTTAATCGTAGATGCTGCATCTGCAACAACTTCACAAACAGCAGCTGCGAGTTCTGCGACAGCAGCAGCAAGTTCAGCTACAGCAGCGGCAAGCTCTGCCACAGGTGCTGCATCAAGTGCAAGCACTGCAACGACAAAAGCAAGTGAAGCCTCATCAAGCGCATCAGCAGCTGCAAGTTCAGCTACTTCAGCAGCAACTAGTTTTGACAACTTTGATGATAGGTACTTAGGCGCTAAATCAACGTCAGGCGGCAACCCTACAGTTGATAACGATGGTGATGCTCTGATCGACGGTGCGCTATTTTTCGATAGCACCAATAATGTGCTTATGGTTTACAATTTAGGTACAACTACTTGGCTCCGTACAACACCAACAAGCTCAGATCAAACAGCAATAACTGCTGTTAATTCAAATGCAAGCAACATTAACACGGTTGCTGGTGTTTCGTCTAACGTAACTACCGTAGCTGGCATAAGCAGCGATGTAACCGCTACTGCTGGGAAAGCAACGGAAATTGGATTGCTTGGTGTAAGCGCTGTTGTCACTGATATGGGCATCTTGGGTACGGCTGATGTCGTTGCAGATATGGCTATCTTAGGAACAGCCGATGTTGTTAACGATATGAATGTGCTTGGCACATCTGCAAATGTCACGGCAATGAGCAACGTTAGTGGTGGAATTACAAATGTTAATACGGTTGCAAGTGATCTAGGTGGATCAAATAATGTAGGAACCGTAGCTGGGTCTATAGCAAACGTTAATAATTGCGGTGGGTCTATAACTCAAATAACGACAGTAGCAAATAATCTTTCAACAGTAACTGATTTCTTTGCAGTTTATAGAACAGGCTCAAGCGATCCAACTTCATCATTAGATACAGGCGATTTATTTTACAATACAACATCAGGAACTCTAAAGGTTTACACTGGTTCTGCTTGGGAAGCTGGAGTAACGGCTGGGTCTGGATTTCTTGCGCTTAGTGGCGGCAATCTTACTGGAACACTTGGAGCAACAACTATAGATTTTGGCGATTGGACAATTACCGAAACTGGTGGAAGTTTATATTTTGCAGCTAGTGGCACAAACAAAATGAAACTAGACGCATCTGGCAACTTAGATGTGGTTGGCAACGTAAATACAAATGCAACGATTAGCTAATAGGAGATACCGAAGATGGCTATAAAAGTAGGTGGCACAGACGTAATTACTAATGCTAGGCAGCTTAGTAATATTGCGAGTGTAGATAGTACAACGGTAACTGCATTAGCTGCGGCTGGAGTTGGTGGCGGTGGAGGAAGCGCAGACTTTGTAGCGAGTGGTGCAATAGCTAATGGGGATGTTGTTATATTAAACAGCAACGGAACTGTTACTGTAGCTACACCAGAGTCTTTTAGTCTTTCTGAGGGAACAGCAGTTAACTTCTCAACGCAATTTGATGGTGGCGTGGGCTATGATAGCACAAATAACAAAATTGTTGTTGCGTGGGCAGATGAGAGTAATAATGCTTATGGTAGTGCTAGAGTTGGAACAATAGACCCAAGCAATAACTCAGTTACGTTTGGATCTACTGCCGTTTTTGAATCTGCTGGTGTTAAAGTTAAACATGGTAGTATAGCGCATGACGTTGCAAATAATAGAATAGTTATTGTTTACAAAGATGAAGGTAATAGTAATTACGGAACAGCCGTAGTCGGAACCATAAGCTCTACAAGTATATCGTTTGGTACTCCTGTTGTTTATTCATCTTCAAATCAAAGTGTAAACAATATAGTTGAATACAGCCCTACAGCAGAAAAAGTTTTAGTTGCCTATAGAGATGTTGGAGATTCCAATAAAGGTAAAGCGCTAGTCGGAACTGTTTCAAATACCAGTATTAGTTTTGGTAGTGCAGCAGAATTTGATGGTGAGGTAAGTAATATATCATTAGCTTACATAACAACAGCAGATAAATTCTGTATTTATTATAAGGATAGTCAGGCATCTTCTAAACATACTGATGCTGTCATAGGAACAATTAGTGGTACGTCTGTTTCATTCGGGTCACCTAATAGAATAAGTCCAGATACAGCTGTATCAGGTGAAATTGCAAATTACGGAAGGGCTGTTTACGATACAAAAAACGATAAGATGATTTTTACATGGGCTGAAACTGATAACGGAGGTCATGCAATTGTAGGAACTGTTAGCGGTACTTCTATATCTGTTTCGGGTGGAGGAACAGTTTTTTCTAGTGATCCTATAGATTCTGATATTGGTGTAGTGTTTGATGAAAACGTAGGCAAAGTGTTAATATTTTACAGAGAAACTGTTGGTGGAACAAGAGTTCGTAAGTATATTATAGGAACAGTTAGCGGTACGTCTATAAGTTTTAATACAGAAGCTAGCTTTGGCCCTAATACAAACTCTACAAGTAAATATACTACAGTTTATGACTCTGGATCAAAAAGAGTTGTAATAGCATATGATGATTCTTCTAACAGTGAGATTGGATATGTCACTGTTTTTACTGTTGATGGTACTGCTAACAGAACAGTTTCAAACTATATTGGCGTAGCAGCAGAAGCAATTTCTAATACTGCTACAGGCTCTATCACTATTAATGGTGGTATTAACGAAGGGCAATCAGGTTTAGCCATAGGTACTACTTACTATGTAAGTGACGTTGGTGTTCTGCAAACAACAAACAATGGTCGCAAGATTGGTAAAGCAATAAGCGCATCCAAGATCCTCGTTAACTCAAACATGAGTGGTGATGAAATGAACGCTTACCTTGGAGGATTAGTATAATGAAAACTATCGTGGAAACATCAACTAAGTTAAGCAAGTATCTCCTTGCAGATAACGTAGCCATAACAGCAACAGCAAATAATATAACAGTAGGTAATCCACCTGAGTTTATTATTGCAGATTTAAACAGTGGCAACACGACTATTACTGAGAACGTGACCAACGCACCAAGCGATTGGACAGGCAACAAGTATAAGTTAGATGGCACAACTTGGTCAGCTAACCCTAATTGGGTAGACCCTGATACAATAGAGGGAGATGATTAATGCCCAACATTAGTGATTTAATAACTACGAATACTGCAAACATTGCAACAAATGCTACGGCTGCTGCTAGTGCTGCTACGGCTGCTGCTAGCGCAGGTGGTGCTAATGAGTTAATTCAGAAAACAACTGTTTCTTCTTCTGTAACAAGTATTGATTTCAACAGCATCTCTGCTCCGCAAGAACAGCTAGTTATAATGTTTAATGGTCTTACAGTTAATGCAGGATACAATCATGTACACTTACAATTTCTGGACTCAAGTGGTAATAATATCTGCACTAGTAACACTTTTCATTATGGTGGTAGGCGGTATGGCTATGTAGACTCTGGTGGCGGTGCTCAAACACAACAATATATCAGACTTACACATAATAACGCAATGGGAGCTACTGGTACAGATTTTAATGGAACTTATAATATTTATAGGTTTGGCACTGCAAATCTTTTTGTTGAAGGTACAGGGATATATCAAAATTCTTCTAATGAATTTAACGGAAATATAGTAGGTGGTGAGTGTATAGGAACGGCAAATGCGGCAAGGATACAAATAGTTCCCAATACAAATGCAACACATTTTACAGGCGGTTCAGTCTATTTGTACAAATTAGTTTAAGGATAGAGCAATGACAAAATCATACAGAATGGAAGATGGTGTACTAGTTGAGAACACTGCTGAAGACCTTGCGGCTATCGAAAAACGCAGAGTACAAGAGGCTGCTCAAGCTGTTGAAGATTTAAAAGTATCTAACAGAGAAAAGCGCAACGCTCTACTAGCAGCAAGCGATTGGACACAAGCAAACGACAGTCCATTGGCTAACGATAAGAAGATAGAGTGGGCATCTTACAGAACTGCTCTGCGTAACTTGCCGTCTAGTTCAGATTGGCCTGATGTTACATTTCCAACGGAGCCAAGCTGATGGATAAAAGAACACGCACACTTAACCAAGCTCATGCTCGCTTAGATGGCATGGAAAAAGATGTGGTTGAAATAAAGACTACAATTCAGCTTACAATTAAAGAGCTCTACCAAAGGGTTTTTAGATTAGAGATGATACTCATCTGTATTACTGGAGCAAGCTTATTGCT